ATGATTAAATATGAAAGTCCAATACTAGGCGGATCAGAAACGGAGGTGAGCAAATGATATACGGAAAACTAGGTGAGTATAAAGACTGCTTAAATAAAATCGTCATCCAAGAATCTGTGGGCGGTTATTTTCCTGTTTACTATGGCGAATGCCTTGTATGGGATGATGACGGTACGCCAATAGATTGGTATAGCGAAGAGTTGACCTTTTCACGCTTCGCGACTAAACAGGAAGCGATAGATTATGTGGAATCTTCTTATCCAGCTAATGATCCCAAAGGTAATTACTTTGAGGCAATAAGAGAATGGGAGGTGAGCAAATGAAACCTTTATTAAACGAATTTGATATGTTGGATATCCTTAATAATTGGGAGAACAAATACAGGTTTTTATAACCA